TCATCCATACGCTTGTTGCCGTCCCAGGTCATACCGTTGAGGTAATCGTGGAGCGGATGTATGCCGTTCTCTTCACCGATAAGCAGAACAGTCTCGGTGATAGTTGAGGCGTTGGCAACCATTCCGTAGACCACATCGAGCCACAGGCCAATGCGTGTGTCGTCGGTGTCTTTGTACTCACGCTCATCGAGCATCAGCGTGCCTCGGAACAGGTCCTGCCACACTCTCTTCTTCCACCGCGTATCGTGCTTCAGGATGAGGTAGACATTGCGCTTCGTGTTCTTGGGAACACCAGTCGGTGTGCCATCCCTGGTTGTCTTCTGGTCGAGCATACCCACAACGTCAGGCTCTGGGTAGCCGTAGAAGACATCGTCTCCCTCTCTGAAAGGAGAGCGCCCTGAGTCCACATGGAAGAACCACTTCATCGGGTGATGCTTGTGGTTGTGCCTCTCCGACATGCAGACGATCAGGACGCCGTCTTTTGTGCGCCGCATGAACGATGCACCGGGGGACGAGTCTTCAGTGTAAGGACAGTAGCCCTTCACTTTCGTACCGGGTTCGACAGTCTTTGCCCACTCCTGAACCTCGTGCTCTTCACCGTGGACATCAACAAAGGTCATAGTCTTCTTGCCTTCGTCGGTTGTCTTGGTGTCCTCGTAGGTTGAGGTGAGGATTTCATCCGGGTCCAAGACCGGAGCCTCATCCTCGTAGTAGGCTATGTACCTATAATCATTGGGGTTGTCTGGGTTCTTTGCTGGGAAGTACCACGCCCGGCTTGCGTCTTTGCATGACGGGTCCGTCTTGAGTCCCAGCTTGTCACTGCGAGACATGGCCCAGCGGATGAGTCGTTCGTACTCTCTCCGGTCCACATCACGAAGCAATGGAAGGATGACACGGAACCTTGGTAGCTCTGACGTGTGGTTCCATGTTGTATGGATCGCCATGACCCAATCACCCCAGACTGACTCAATGTCAGATGAATCCGCGTTGCCATCGTAGTCGAGGACAAGCGCACTGACGTAGTCAATGCTGGTAGTGTGGCGCGTTCGCCCTTCGATGAGATTGACAGGACTCCAAAGAGGTAGGTCCTTCTTCTTCTGTAGTGCCTTGCCCCTGTATGCCTTGGTCCAGCCAAGCTCACAGAAGATGCTTAGAAACTCAGGCCACCCAATCTTTCTGGTCTCAAGGGGTGTCGTTTCGTATAGGTTCGAGTACAGCGTGACCGTCAGCTTGATGCTCATCCCTGCTCCCCCCTCATCTGAGAGAGGCCATACAATGCAATACACAAGGCGTCAGCCAGACCATCATGAGGCTTGCGCTTTCGGCCAGGTGTGAGGTCAAACGTAGGGAACATGCTTTGCGCTGCAAGGATGGAGCGACCCTTCCCTTGCCCTGGCACGTCCCGCAGAATCTTCTTGGCCCAGGTGCGAGGATGCACGTTGACGAGGGGAAGCCCCTGGGAGGCTACGATGCCTCGCCATAGACCAGACCCCAGGCCAATAGAGTACATGCTCACCGAACCCTGTCCGGGTCGAGCGCCCTGCTTCTCCATGCACACAAGCATAGGGCCTGGCTTGAACTCCGCTGCCTCACGGATAATCTGCGCCATCTTCACATCGAAGTACTCACGCTTGCTACCCTTGCCTACCTTGACCGTGCATGTGTCCTTGGTAAGCCACCAAGCAAGCACCTCATAATCACCGTTTACCACCACTACTGCCCCGTCTTTGCCGGGGTCTATTCCTATGACAACCACTTCTTTCTCCTGTTGTTGATGTATCTCTTAGGACTTTGCTAGCTCCGCTTCAATGATCAGTTCCACAAGCTGACCTTTTTCAATCTCAGAAAGGTCCAAAGCATCGCAAAGCGCTCTGGTCTGAGAATGATTTGGGATCCGATTGTTCATCTCCCAATGCGCTACAGCCGCCCGGTGAAAACCAATAACACCCGGCACTGAGTCGCGTGCTCGGTTAGTCACCTGTTGCTGAGACATAGCGTTCATCGTGCGTTTCCATCTGATGAAGTCACCTAAATTTGAAATTTCCATTTGCACTCCTTTGTAACTTAGAGTACTACTACTATAGTTGATACGCAGGGAAGCGCAACTAAAAACTAAAGTGGAGATCACATGGACCGCAAAGAGTGGTTGGAAACCCGTCGTAATGGACTGGGTGGTTCTGACATTGCAGCAATCTTCGGCATTTCACCTTGGGCTACCGAGATGGATGTCTACCTCGACAAAATGGGCCTCCGAAAGGACGAGGACTCGAACGCTAAGCAACGCGGGCGCATCTTTGAGAAGGCGTTGGCGGAGTGGTATGCAGAGGAAAACAACGTGGAGGTCACGCCTGGCGTCCACTTCCAAGGGGAGGTGTCGTTCATGATGGCATCACCTGACTTCTGGGTCAGCCTGCCAGGAGAAGTTCAGAAGTGGGGCCTTGAGTGTAAGACATCCCGAACTACAAAAGGCTGGGGCGAAGAGATGACGGACCAGATTCCCGCCTACTACGCCACGCAGTGCCACTGGTACATGATGGTTACCGGCAAGGACGTATGGGACGTTGTTGTCTACTTCACGCTTCAGGATGAGTTCAGGCAGTACAGACTGCACAAAGACGAAGACCTTCATGAGAAGATGTACGAGAAGGCAAGAGACTGGTGGAACGCACACATTGTGGAGCAGGTTCCGCCCGCTATTGATGGGAGTAAAGCAAGTGATACCTTGCTTCAGCACAACTTTCCCGAAGACACCGGGGAGGTTAGGGAGCCCACAGACAGAGAGGTTGCATTGTTTGCTGAGCTTCATAGCATCAACAAGGCCCTGAAGGATCTTCAGGAGCACAAGAGCAACACAGTGAATCTCATCAAAGAGCAGATGGGTGACACAACCGTCATTCAAGGCGACACGGGAAAAGTAAGCTGGAAGCTCGGCAAGGGTCGCCGGACTTTAGATACCAAAGCAATTCGCAAGGATCATCCAGAGCTTGCGGAGCAATACACCAAAGTGTCCGATCCATCTCGGACGTTTCGGTTCACCTACAACGAGGGATAAACAATGGGAAATGAGAATTTAGAAGTAATCGACGCTGAGTACGAACAAACCGACCTTGAGGTCGCACAGAGCACAGGCATTGTCCGGGCGGCAGGCGACGTTAGTGTTGCAATGACTGAGTACACCAAGGTGAAGAACACGCTTGACCGTGCTTTGCCTGACTGCATCATGAGCATCAAGGGCAAGCAGTTCCGCAAGAAGAACTACTGGCGAGCCGTGGCCACCGCATTCAACTTGGATGTCATCTGTATTGAAAAGGGAAAGGTGGAGCTTCCCAACGGTGACTGGGGAGTAGAGGTGACCTACCGGGCCACCGCCCCAAACGGTCGTTGTGCCGATGGTGACGGTGCATGCATGGCGTCTGAGAAGTCAGGCAACATGGCGACGTACCACAACATTCGCTCTCACGCTCACACTCGTGGGTTCAACCGCGCTGTCTCCAATCTTGTTGGGTTCGGCGAGGTTTCCTATGATGAGCTTACCGATGAGGCTAAGGGGTTCAACCCTCCCCCTCCACCACCACGGGCTCCAGCGGCTCCTCCACAGGCTCCAGCGCCACGCAGCGCTGCACCGCCCCGTTCGGGTGATGGGTTTCCGACAGCCTGTAGAAAATGCGGAGGCACTGAGTTCTGGGACAACCGGGATCGCAAGCGCACTCCTCGTAGTCCAGACTTCCGGTGCAAGGATAGCCAGTGTGGTGAGGGTGTGTGGCTGAAGAGCAAGGAAGAGAATGATAGAGAGATGCGAGAGCACCAGTCATCCACCGAAAGTCTGAAGGGCATCTTCGATCCTGAACCAGAAGATTTGTTTTAAAGGGGTACAATGATGTCTGACGAAACAAACAGAAGCAAGAAGACATTCAAAATGGAAAACGACGCTACTCCACATAAAGACTACGAGTTTGTTCTCACGCTACGAGCAACAGGTCAGAACGAGAAAGACGCCTTCTTGGATCTACTCATTGATCTCAAGCTTGATCCGCGCAGTGCTATTGACTCGCGCCTGACCCAGGACATTGTCTTCTGCGACTTGGAAGAGAGTGAAGAGCCCCAAGAAGATGAGGACACTTCCCTGACGGATGATGATGTGCAAACCCTGGTCGAGATGATCGACTGGGGCAAACTGCCCGTCACGCAAGCATAGGGAGCTTTAGCTTTTTCTTGAGAGCTTCGGAGCGAGCGCCTTTCTTACGATTGGTTGAACGCTTCACTACACGACGGTTTGATTTACCGTTGGACCCGCCCTGGCTGAGAGGTTTCTTGTGATCAACCTCGTAGCCAGC